AAAATTTCTTTGTGGGATTCATAGAATCCAAAAACTCTGAAAATTTTCTTAAAGCAACTTTGGGATGAAGTCCATTATCGTTAGCGTTTTTCCAAAGATTTTCGCCAACAACTTTAATAGCATCCTTATCAGCTTTTTCTGGCTTTTGCGGTTTAATTAAACAATTAAAAGACCCATTATCTATTGCAGAATAATCTGAATACTTTAAGGCCGTAGCAGAGATTTGAAGTATTTCTGCCCCAGCGTCTGGATCTAAGCCTGTAGTTTCAATATCAAAAACAATAAAGTTCTTATTATTTGGCATTTAATTCAAAATTCCGTATTTAATATAATTAGTCTTATTATTAATCATTTTTGTAATCTGATAAATTTTTTCAAGGGCGGCAACGCCCAATATATCAAATTTGACCCCGCCCAAATACTCTATATCAGATCCTTCGACGTCTATGACCATTTGGTCTAGTTTTTTTGAATATGTCATAGGAAATAATGTGCTCAATGGCTTATCGGAAACAATTATACCTGCAGCGTGTACGCTTTCATTTTTAGGAAGTTTTTCAATTTTAATGGCAAAATCAAAAGCCTCCTTATATTTTTCATAAGACTCAGCGACAGCTTTAATATTGTCTATATTCCATCTAATAATGCCGTAAGAAGGATCTTCGTCTTGAAGTTCTACTAACTCGTCTGATATTTTAGACTCATCGATGAAAAGCTTAGTTATATTATTTGCTTCTTCAAAATAATTATCTACAGGCTTTAATATTCTAAATGCCTCTTTAATTGCCCCCTTACCTTTAAATCTTGAGTGAGTTATGATATGAGCTACACAATCTCTACCATACTTTTCTCTAACATAGTCTATAACTTCAGATCTTGCAGATGGAGGTAGGTCAATATCAATATCTGGCAAAGAAACATTTGTGGCTGTATTTCTTCCTTCATTATAAAATCTTTCGAAAGGAAGCTCTCTCTCTTTTGAGTAACCAATGGTTTGGTCTGGTAATATAGGATCAATACTAGATATATCTAATAGATATGAAATGAGACAGCCAGAGGAAGATCCTCTACTATCTATTGGAAGATTCTTAGATTTTGTATGTTTAACAATATCACTGACCACTAAAAAATAACCAGAAATATTTGCTTGCTTAAACACTTCTAATTCATGCTTAATTCTATTGAGATAGACTTCTTTTAGTTCGCTATGATGTTTTATGGCTGGCACAATCTTTTTAGAAAAGCCAGTCCTACAATTTTCTCTTAAGAATTCGTCCTGACTAAGTATTTGATGGTCGTCTATCTTAAAATCAGGAAGCATAGGCCTTTCTTCAATAGAAAAGTCTTCTATCAAGTCTAGTACCTTGAATGTCTTTTCACCTTCGGGTAATTTATCTAAAATGTGACAAATTGCGTATCTAGAATCAAATATTCTAAGATCGTCTTGCTTTTTATCATTATCTTCATCAGAAATGATTAAATCATGAATCTTAACATCTTCTTTTCTTAGGTAGTGGATGTTATTACATGGTATATAATCTTTGAAATTATTCTTAATAAACTTACCTAGAGATATTAGGGCCGGCATTTTAGAGTAGTCAAAAAATAAAAATACATCGCTGTATATGCCCCTATAAAGTTTTAAGACTTTTTCTATCTCTTCTTTTGCGTTATTTTTTAATAAAATATCGCACTCTTCTGTTGAGTCTGAATTATAAGCTAGATCTGGATTAGCAAATGAATTATTAAAAATGCTGCTTTTTAAGTCGCCAATTAGGCATATTAATCCAGAACTGAACTGCTTAAGATCTTCGTAGTAAAATTTCGGACAAGAGTCTTCTATAACCCTATTTTTAGCTCTACCAGTAGAAAGTAATTTAAGCATATTTTTATAGCCATTCTTATTTCTACAAAGTAAAGTAATTCTATCAATTTTGTTTTCTAACTGCCAAACATCTATCTCACATCCGATGATTGGCTTTATATTTTTTGCTTTGCATTTTTTATAAAAAGGCACTAGGGCTTTAATATTATTGTGATCAGTTATAGCCGCCGCCTTGAATCCAGTGTTTGACAAATAATTTATATAGTCGTCAACATCTAAAGTGCTATCTAGTAGCGACCATGCTGTATGAACATGTAATGGTATATAATTCATTCGTTAAAATTATTTCTTCTGTTGGAGGTTTTTGATTCTTTTGCTATAGACTTTTCTTTTTTTACATTATTTATTTTTAATAATGTATCGTCAATACCATTTCCTACAGCGTAAGCATGTATAGTATCGCAAATGCTAGCTCCAGATTTGGTTAGAGTTTTGCCAAAATAACATGTGGATTTGCACTTCCACTTGTCAGAAGCCTTTGTCTCTTTTATTCTAGACGGCATCTGGTTCCATTTTATGGATTTGAATGTTTCTTTTAGCATTTTTTCTGTATTCTTTCGATCATTTTCATCAAAAGTAACAGTAAAAGGACCTCCATCATTTATAAAATGAATTGTTAAAATTCGATTTTTATATTGAGGAAATAGTATACTTGTAGCTAAATCGTACATCTTTAATTGTACGTCTTTTGAATATAAATATTCGTATTCTTTAACATCTCCGGTATTCCAGCATTTTCTAGATCCAGTCTTCCAGTCCACTATCTCTAGTGTGTCGTTATCTACTTGAGTTAAAAGATCTATAGTGCCACGTATTTCATACTGCCCTTTTTCCACAGTTCCTTTGATTATATCATAATATTCAAAAGAATAATCTTTACCAGGCATAGGTATTTTAAACTGATACTCAGTAGCTATAACATTTAGCTTTCTAGGGTCGTAAGAAGTATTTAGTACTTTCTCTATAGTTCTTAAGCAAAATTTCTTATCGCTAGCAGTAAGAGAAAACTCTGGAGACTCTTTAGTATATCTACCCCAGCAGATATCTAAAAGTTTTTGATGATCTGTAATAAACCCAAAGTTTCTACCAACCTTACTGCCTTTTGCCATTAATTCTAATACGTGATGTACTATCGTACCTAAAAAAGCTTTTTTACCAGCTTTAGATGGCATTTCAAGTATTTGTTCCATAAAGAATTGAAACTCGCAGCCTCTATAAGTATTTATTGAAGAGGCTCTTAAAAATTTAAGATTCATTTGATTTTATAGTAACCAAAAAGGTTCCGTGTTGTCTTTTTTCAATAGCTAGTGTTATTTTAGAATTCAAGTCTATTATTTCTTGAACCTGCTTTATTTTTTTTGTATTGAATCCGCCCTTACTTAATGTCTTAACTGCAGAAGCTTTTTTGATAATTATTTTTGAGCTTTTTTTGTATGGTATAGGCCATTTCTTATCGTTGTCTTTATACGGTATATATACAGTTTCTAGCATATCTAACTCTGCACAGGCCCTACAAAAATCAATACTTATTCCTGCGGTATAGGTAGCTAAACATTTATAGCCTTTATTTTTTAGTCTTGACAAAACATATTTAAAATAATTAAATAAGGCAACTCTATTTGGGTCGTCCTCATCGTAAAGATTATCTATAATTGTTTCATCTTTAATTGAAATCATATGTATCTTTTTATAATTTCATGTAACTGTTTATTTTTCTCTTCAATAGAGATTTCTTGATTATTTATAGAATATGTATTACTGCCTGAGAAATTATAATTATCTAAACCTAACTCACTCTCATGACTATGACCTAGCACATTTCTTAAAAATCTTATTGTGACGTGATCATAGTTTTTAAAAAAATTAATCTCATTTTCAAACCTAGCGTCTGTTATTATGGCATAATCTAAATTGTCATATTTTATTTTATTATAAACAGACCTAACCCAGCAGTCCTTATCAAAGAACCTAAAAACATCAGTTCCCCATACTTGCATAACTTCCCTTGCCGTCATAAAATCTTCCGTGCTTTTATATTTTTTGTCCCTAATCATTAGTACAGAAAGTCTTTCTTTATTTATTGGAAGATCTGACCATTTAAAATTAGTTAGAGTATCTTTCTCTTTATTAGAACCCCAACATTGTGTTTCACTTAATCCAAAAATATTGTGACAAATATCCTTTAAAGATTCAGCAAATGAATAGCATTTAACAGTTTTATTTTTTTCAGCTAGCTTATCTATAATAAAAGCCGCAGCAGAGTCTTTACCGCTCTGCGCTTTGCCCGTCAAGATAATTATCTTTGTTTTCATACCTTTTCCTTAAAACGCTTAATTGCGGCTTAATTTGATTTTTGTATTCATCCTCTGTAAGCTCTGCAGGATCTTTATCTTTAGGAAGCATTAATTTGACTACGTCAATTTTACTTTGATGTAAAATCTTTGCTTTATTATAGCCTTCTTCTCCAGCCTTATCAGAATCAAATAGAACTCCTACACATTTTGCGCCAAATTTAATTAAAGAAGATATCTGCGCATTTGATACACTGCAACCATAACTTGCTACGCAGTTTTTGACGCCAAATTCCCACATTCGCCATAGATCATATGGACCCTCCACGAGAACCGCAAAACCCACCCTTTCTATCCAATGCTTGGCCTCGTGTGAATTATATAACTCAATACTCTTATTGAGGCCTTTTGGGTAGTGTCTCCATTTAGAATACATTTTTATATATGGAGAGCTTTTATTTAACCAAGAAGGTATAAAAAATCCAGTCTCGCTGCACTTTTTATATATACTTCTACCGGAAAATCCTATTAGTTGCCCCTCTTCATTTCTAAGAGGTATCATCACCCTGTGATGTTGAGGCATTACGTTTTTATCGTTAACTATTCCACAATTAAAATGATTGATTGTATCTGTCTTAAATTTTTTGCTTGGTATATTATCTAAAGCCTTTAATTTCTTAATATTGGATTCGCTTATAACCGAATTATTCAGTTTTACATTATCCCTTTTTTCTTTTGGTATATATCCGCAATTAATTTCAGGAGAATTTATTACATTACCTATCCACTCAACAGCCTCAGAAAATGTCATGTTCTTTATTGATCGAACAAGACCTATTATATCATTTCCATATTTTTTATGACACTGGTGAGTAAAACAAGACCAGCAGTTCTTAGATCTGTCATAAGAAAAAGCAGCATTATTGTCTCCGTTATGGACAGGACAATTTTGCTGTACCCCTCTTTCTGATATAAATTGAAAACCCAAGCTCTTTAAGATTAGCTCATCATAAGACTCTGCAAGTTTTTTAATTTCAGAAGTCGAGTTCATCGTTTGAGTCTATTGTTGAAGCGTTATCTAATACTTCAAAGTTAAATCTTCCTTCTACCATTTCTGATCTATCCATATTAGAGATGATATTAATATACTCAGAAGAAGAATCCATACCCTTTCCATATCTCGTTTCAACTACGATTAACTTCCTGTCTCCATTTGATTTGCTGTCTCCAGCAGCGAAATCTTCGTCGGTTTTCTTCTTTAAAAAAGCTAAGCTAGAGCATAGCCATAAAATTCTATCACTTCCTGAAACTACGCTAGTATCATCTTTATTTATTCCATCTCTATTTAACTGTACGGTGGCTAAAATAGGGGCGTCATGCTTTACAGCAAAATTATGCAACTTTGTTATAAAGTCACCTAAATATTGGTATTCTTGAAAATTTCCAAGATCTCCAAGGTCCATAGTTTTTAGATAATCTAAAATTATTAAACAGTCTTTTGTTGAACCGTTTGCATTTTTGCCAACGTGCTTGGAAAGCCATTGTCTGCATATGGAAAAAATTTCTTCTTGCGACATTCCAGCGACACTTACGTGATAGAATGGCTTTGAAGACATTTCCTGAATTTTGTCTTGAATAATTAAGGAGTCTCTTTCGCTGTTACCGAAAGCTCCTGTTTCAATAATTGATTGACTTATTCCCGAGCAAAGAGAGGCCCATTTAATGGCCTGTATTTCTTTCTTCATTTCTGTGTCTAAATATAGAACTGGAACTTCGCTCAGCGCCACATTCTTGGCGACGTTCAGGCAAAATGTACTTTTACCTACTTTTGGTCTAGCTCCTACTACATTAACTGTACCTCTTCTATACCCTCCGCCTACACATTGATCGTATCTAGTATAGCCTGTAGGAATACCCGCTAAAGTTACGGGATTGTCAGACAGATATTTAATGTGCGATATAGCGTACTGCGCTAAATTAGTGATATCGTTTTCTTTTTTAATCTCTGGAATAAGACTTGTAATAGTCTCTTCGACGCTAGAGATCAAACTAATAATATTTTCTTCTTTTGAAGCTAGACTTATCTTTTTCTTAGCTTCTTCAATCTTTATATTAAGCTTCTTTAATACAAAATATTTTTTTATTTCTTTTAGATTTATCTTCGCCTCATCTTTAGAGACATTCAAACCCATGGCTAATTCTATTGTTGGCGAATATTTTTTATTGATTTTATCTTGAGGTATGCCATTAGTTTTAGCAAAAGAATAAATCATCTCACTTGTTATGGTATCTACATTTTCACTTTTATATAGATCACAAACAAATGAGTATATACTAGCGTTCTCTTCTTTAGAAAAGTGGTCCTTAGAAAGCGAATCTAAATCGGTAAAGAAATTTATAGATCCGCATTTAAATGCATAAGACAATATTGACAACTCAGGATCATGAAGAGGTTCTGCATCTGTTGCATTTAAGTTTTGCATTTGTACCTGATTCTAGCACGCCAGTTGGATACTCTTTATTAAAGTCGAAGTCTACGCCACAAGAAGCGCATTTCTTAATATTTGGCTTGTATTCTGATCTTCTATCTTTGATTCTATTTTTCTTTTTTTGCTTTTCTAAAAACTCTTTGTATGCTGGATTAGAGTCCTCTGGTAATTCAAATTCAGAACTGCTTATGAACTGCATTTCGCCAGAAACCCTATTAGACGGTTGATATTCTATAACTTCTTTTTCTTGTGGTTTAGGATCTTCGTTTTCAATAGTTTTATCTGATTCAAAATCTACTGAACTAAGAATCTCCATAGCTCTATCTATAGCTTTCTTTAGAGTCGCGTTATTAAAATTTTTTGTGGGAGGAGCCTCTTCCATGAACATATACTCATAAAAGGATCTGACTTCTTCCATATCCCCGTTTGCTATGGCGATTTTTAATTTTTCTTTTTTATCTTTCATTATTATACCTTCTATCTGCAGCCAAAGCTTTGATTGAATTAGCCATAAATTCTATTTTTCTATCTATGTCTTCAATTTGATTTGCTGTTATATTTAAATTGACTTTGACAGATTCTAACTCTTTCGCAACAGGATCATTTCTTTTTATTACAAGAGATTTTTCACTTAATCCATAACCGCTAGTATTAGGTAGCTCTCTACCTATAATAGAGCTTATGTTTGCGTCACACCAATTAATTATAGACTTTAGTTTATTAATCTTAGACTTTATGTAAATAGAGTATTGTGATAATTTTATAGCGTTTATCAACAAGTCTTCACTAGTTTGAGCTTTTAATTCGCTGTGATTTAGATTTAATATTTTTACAATTTCATCTGGCTCTTTTATGTTTAAAATATCAGCAGATTGTAACTCTGCTATTTTATCTAGTATTTTACTTTTTGAGGATTGTGATATCTCAGACATTTAAAATCTTTTTTACATCATTTGAACTTCTTACTTCGTGAAGTCTTATATTGTTTAACTCACAGAAAAAACGCTTATTTTCATCTCTAGTTTTTTGATCTTCAAATTCGGCTAGGCTTTTGTGAAAAAATGGATTCATTTTGTCATGCTGTTCGCCTTGAACCTCAAAAGCAATTTTTCTGTTTGGAAGAAAAAAATCTAAAGACAGTCTTGTATCTGGTATTGTGATATCCTCAAGAATTGGGTCTAAAGGATATCTTGATTTAATGATCTGACCTATTTCGTATTGTATATTTGAACGACAAGCGGCCTTATTTTTCAAAGGCCAGCTACTTTGTCTCACATCCCATGTCACTGAAGTATTAGGATTATCTATAGATTTTACCTTCATTTTTTCTTTGTATTTTTCTTTGTATTTTTCTTTGAGTTAGAAATTATGTCTTCTAGACTTATATCGTGATTTCTGTGGTAAAAGTACCATCCCTTGACCTCTTTACTATATTTCACAAGATCTTCAACTGTTACAGAGGATTCCTCTATTTCGTGCGGGATATCGTCTAGACTCATATCATTAATTTCTGCCATTACATCCCTAACAGCCCAGTCTTTCCAGACTGGAAATGTGAAAGTAACCTTTACCATTTTTAGGCTTTCAGCGGAAAGTGGGCCCGCGATTATTTCATTACTATCTTTTATTTTCTTGAAATTCATATATACTCCTTATATAGCCATTGTTCTTATTTGATCGTAAATTTCTTTGCTTAACACTTGGTTTTTTCTCAAATGCTCTATGACATTCATTTGTCCTTGAAGCTTTTCCTTGTTTCCTGGAACTGTGTACCATGCTCCAGATTTTGATATGATACCAAATTCACAAGCTAGATTGAAAAGATCCATTGTTTCATCAACGCCCTTTCCATATATTATAGGTATGGATACATCGGCACCAGGTGAACCAAGTGCTGAAGCGACTATATAAAAATGAGCGTTTTGACCTATAGTTTTGTTGTTTGTATCTTCTATATCCTGTTTCCATCCACCCTCAAGCCAAACAGACGCGCCATATTGAGGAGCGTTTCCTCCTACCCCATAACTCTTTTTACCAGGTCCAGGGTTAGGATTAGCAATCATATGAGTAAGCGCTATGAAGGTGCTTTTTGTGACAGGCAGTATTTGACTTACTCGTCTAAACATTTTATACATTAGACTAGCTGTTCCAGCCATTTTAACACCATCACCTATATTTGATGAAAGCTCTGCTTCAGGACATAGGGCCGCGATAGAATCTAGAATGCAAATGCACTTGGGATAATCCTTTAGTGTGGTGTAAAGAAGATTCAGAAAGTCTTCCGCACTGAGTATCTTATTTTCATTTGATCTAACTATCGCAATATTTTCTCTATTTAGATCCGGAAAGCAATCTAAAAGCTCTGTTCTAAGACGCCCCTCAACATCAAAAAAGAAAGCCTTTTTAGTCGGGTCTTCTCTATGGCACTGTTGCACGTAATGTAAAGCTAAAGTTGTTTTTCCAACCTTAGGTTTACCACTCATTAAAACACTAGAGCCTTCAGGAATACCTCCAGAAAGAGCTATGTCTAGAGAAAGAGTAGTTTTAAAAGTTCTACCCTGCTCCTCTTTGAGTGCCGTTACTGGGATTAAAAAATTCTCTAATGAAATATCTGATTTACTCATATCAAATCTTTTTCTTTGGTTTCTCTCTTGAAGATAATAGCATCTGGAACTTCAACAGTTTTAGATTTTGATTTTTTACTGTCGATTAAGTCTATTTCATTTTGAAAAATATTATACAGTAAACTTTTCTGTTTTTCTAGTGGTAGATATATCAGAGTGATAATACCTTTATCTTTAACATAAGATATAACCGTCTCCACACTGAAAACTTTTAGAAGTCTTTTAACATAAGTAATTTCTAGAGAGAAATCTTTTGCTAGCTCTTTTAGTTCTGGATTTGCTAAAAGAACATCCTTCCTCCAAAACGGAACTAGAGGCTTGGAAATCTTTTCGCCTTTCTTGATTTTGAAAGCAATTTTATTTTCTAAAATAAGCTCTGTTATGTAAGCTTCTATTGGAATCTTTAGCTTTGGGACAAAGTTTGAGTCCCAATCTTTGGTATTAGTAGATCTGCGCATTTTTCTAAATTTCTTTGTTCGGATTCTATAAGGTTAAGATCTCTATCAAACCAACTGATTTGAACTAAATTTATTTCTTGATCATAGAAACCTATACCAAAAGCTTCATGACTATTATGATCACCTAGGTTTATCGCTAGCTTCTTAGAAAAGAAGAAGTTACTAGATCCTTTTGTTTCTATAGAAACTTTTTTATACCCAGAACCATTTGCGTTGTCTTTTTTAAACAATTTTATTGATACTGGATTAATTTTAAGATCGCAAACTTCTTGCTGAACCTTAAACCATTCTGATATTTCTCCTGGCTGTTGTGTCTGGTCTAAAGCAATCAGACCATTATCAAATAAAATTCCCCAGAAGATTTCTAGCGCCTTGTCTGGGTTTCCATTCATTTAGAAAATCCTCGAACAGAGTCAGCTTTTTCTGACTGACCTTTAGTTCTAACAACAGAAGTTAGAATCTGACCACCAGTTGAAGCTATATAGCCTTTCTTTTCTGGGATCGGAGGATTATAGAAATTATCTAAAGCATTATTAATAATATTTGAGACAGATAAAACATCATCATCGTCGCAAATTTCAGATACGCTTTTTTTAATTTGTCTTTTTAATTTATTTAAATTTGTCTTGTTCATATCATCTCTTATAATAAATTTGAGCTTTAGTGAGTAAATAACTATTTCTATCTCTTAAGTAGCTTACATAGTTATCGTAACAGTCTTTATTTACTTCTTCAAATAAGAACTCGTTTTCTACTCTTGTTTGATTCTTTTCGTCAATTTTATCAACTATTGGATTATAGAGTCTTCTTTGTCTTTTTGATGCTAGTACGTAGAATTTAACGCCAGAAGATATATGTACAGACTTAGCTGCAGCATTCGTATTATCTGTTGACTCTTTGCCTGAATTAGAGGTATACCATGTGCTGATATTATTGTCTTCTTTTATTTGTTTTGCGTTTTTAATAAATTTCATTTTATTCTCTTTACTATAACTGTCATCAATGGAATTTCCCCATTATCTTTGAAGTCTGTATTTATAATTGCTGTTTTTTGAGAAGGTGTGTCTATTGGACTACAAGACAAACAACCTTTTATTTCTTGCGGTTTGCTTGCGACTTTATTTTCTCCATACCATGCAGCCTGAACAAGAAATCTTTTTTCGCAATCTCTTATTATAATTTCAGCCATCTTTAAGTTTGTATTGTCGCAATAAATAGTAGCGACTTTAGCCTTAAAGCCATCTGAGTCAATCTCTTTTTGTTTTATACTCATATTTTCTTTTCGCCGGTCATAATGTAATGATGCTTTTGAGCCGGAGTCATATTAGCTATATCAGCCATATGCTGTTTCTTTTTCTTTAATTCTCGCTTTTTAGACTCCCAGTTCAAAGTCGATTTAGGAAGCTTTCCTTCTTTAACTAGATCTTCTGTATTCTTATTGGCTAAATCGCCTATAGTCTTTATTTTTTTAGAGTCTACAACAGAGTTCAATCCAGAATAGTCTCTACAATATTCACCCTTACAATTCTCTAAAGGGCAAACTGTAGGCTTTTCATCAGACATCTTTAAAAATATTTCTTCTTGATGTCCACATTTTTTGCAAAAAAAAGGATATATTGGCATCTTGTAAGTCTCACTTAGACTTAATATATTTCTTGTACTTAGGGATAAATTTGCATAAGCTGACGTCTTTTGCTATATAAAAATCCCCATCTCTTTCAAGAGCTCCATTTTTAACCTGCTTTTCGCATAAGATTATTGAATAAAACTCATCGCTGAAAAGCTCATCAGATCTTGATATCGTAAAATCTTTAGGTACTGAAAAAATTAATTTAGAACCAAAATATTTATGACTAATTATAGTCATTTTGGCAGCAATTTTTTCTAGCATGTCATCTTCAATAACTTCAAAAACAATTGAATCCAACTCAAGTCCAGAGTATATAGACGAATATAATCTCAATAATTCAACTTTATATTTTGAGACGTATTTTTCTGCGTTTATGTTGGACATGATATTGAATACACTTATTTTATTCCAGAAGAACCAAAGCCATTAGATCCTCTATCTGTTTCACTAAGTGATTTAGATAAAGTAAATTGAACTTTTTCGTATCTAGAAACAACGCCTTGAGCTATTCTGTCACCTTTAGAAACTAAAAAGTCTTGATCACTTAAATTAGCAAGAATTATACAAACTTCTCCTCTATAGTCAGAGTCGATTGTTCCTGGGGCATTTAATACAAATATTTTATTTTTAGCAGCTAAGCCGCTACGGGATCTTACCTGTAGCTCAAAACCCTGAGGGATCTCTAATGATATTCCAGTTTTAATAACGACTACATCTTTACTCTTAATTAATACATCTTCTACTGAGTAGAAATCGAATCCGGCAGAACCAGAAGTTGCGTAAACTGGTAATCTTTGAACATTATTATTTTCTAAAAAGATAGTTTTAACTTCAATCATAGATGTTTCATTAATAATATTTTTATATGTTTCAGGATGACATTTTTGATATATATCAAGCATTTTAGTTTATATCAACCAATTCGCACTTATCTCCAGTACACGCAAAGGTTTGTGTACCAGCAGTTTTATCTTCCTTCTCGTAATTTTTTAACATAGACCAGTCTACATTTTTAGGCATCTTAGCTAGAAGATTATTATATTGCTCTTCGGTACAGTCCTGATAAGGTGCTTGTTTATAAGAATGGTCTGAGTGAGGAAGAAATGAAATTCCACTTATTTCATCAAAATGCTTATAAACAAAGGCACCAACATCCATCCATTCATGATCTTTAATAGTAACTGTAATAGAAGGCTTGTGCTCACACCAGTATCGCTGATAAGTCAGCCAAAGATTTAAATGGTTTATGGCAGAAATGTCATTTCTAGTAATAGACTCTTCAGCCTTTACAGGAAAGGAGAATACCATAGTGTGATCTGGCTTCATGACGCATGGCTCACAAGGAAAACCCATATCAAACATCATCTTACATAAAGGATCTTTTTTGTCCGCTCTAACGGTTCTTACGTAGAATTTATTGTGTCTTGGATGTATCCCAGACGCGGAATCTGTAAGTTGTGATACTGTACCACTAGGCTTAATACAAGTAATGGCAGCGGCAGGCTTTATGCCTATTTGCTCAGACCATTGAGCATTAGTTCTTATAGCTACACTCTTAAGATCAGAAAGAATTGTAGGCAAATCAGGATTATCATACATCATTTTATTGTCTAATATTCCTGTTAATGAAACCCCTAATAGGGCTTCCTCTTCGCAATTCTTTCTCCACTCAGAAGATAAATAAGGAAAATGTAGAAGAGAAGCTTGAATAGTGCCAAGAATAGTGGCAAGCTTTATCTTGTTCTCTAGTGATTCTTTTGTATCATTCTGTCTAACAATTACCTCAGTTAAATTACAAAACTGACAGTCTCGTAATATAATTTCGCTACAAGGATTTGTTCCAAATTCGTAAGAAGCATCTCTTCTTTCTCCCAATTTAGAGACGGTTTTTCTTGCCGCGTCTCTGTTAAATATACCTCTTTCACCGCTCTTAGATTTGTATAGAGCGCTCCACTCCTCAATGAATGTCCCTATTTCTGGTTTTTCTTTGTAAGCAACCGAGTTGTTGGCAAGAGCGCGCTGTGGATTGTCATTCCACCATGCTCCAGACTTAGCGTCTCGCATTCTTTCATCAGTAAGATTGCTGAGTGATATAAGAGCAGATCTGCGGACACCTCCAACAACGACAATTTCCGCAGTCTTACATATGATGTCATGACATTCAATGGAAGTGAGTTTTCTTCCAGCAGCCTTTTTAAAAGTATCAACTGTAAACTTGAAGAGGTCATCAAGGGGCTCTGGACCTGAAGCTCTACCTCCAAATGTTTTAAGTCTAGCACCCGAAGGACGAATCTTACTGAGGTCCCATCGCGGTATTTGCCCACTAATAAGTAGAGAGATGAGCTCTTTAAAAGCTTTAGCCCAGCCAGCTTTACTATCCTGAACCATAATGACAGTGTCTGAGTTATAGAATGATTCTGCAATGCTAGGTAGTTTTTCAACGTATTGCCTTTCTACAGAGAATCCTACACCAGTTCCGCACATTAATATATAAAGAATTTCATCAAAGGCTCTAACTCTCTTGACGGCTACATATGAGCAGTTATAACCTGCTACATTGTCTCTCTTGAGAGCTTCTCCTGCAGTCATTAAAGCTCTCATTGAAGGCATAACCTCAAGATTTAGAATCGCTGATCTTAGCTCCTGTCTAGTATCAGCGGGAATTGAAAAGCCATTATTCTTCTTAAGATGTTCATCAAAAAATTCAAAGTATCGATCAACGGTTTCTTCCCATGTTTCTCTTCTACCGTTCTCCTCACTCCATCTAGAGTATCTTGATAGGTGGATAAATTGCTGATATTCGCTAGGAAGTGATATTGTTTGCATAGTTAATTTTATTATAGGCGAATTTAAGCGCTGTTTGCCAAAGACTTTTTATATTCATTCATTATAGAATTTGCAAAAATATCAACACTATTTTTTAGGTACATTTCATAATTTTTAAGACCTATCTTTTGTCTTTCAGCTTTAGTCTTGTTAATAAGATTTTCTGTCTTTGCTATCATGTCACCAAAATCGTCTGCTAGCCAATCTTCAGAATCGAAAAGTTCTTTTACTGCATCAAGCTTATACGATATAACTGGTTTTTTTGCGGCCATAGCTTCTAGCGCTGAAAAACAAAAAACTTCTGAAGAGGTAGGGTAGTGCCATATATCGCACTCTTCTATAATTTTTTTAACAGCAAGATCATCCATATTATGGTAAATTTTTACGTTATCAAGATGTTGATTTTTTTTAAACGATAGCAGGTATTGATAGTAAGATAAATCCTGAATCTCTCCACCAACATTAAAGCTATTATTTTTAAAAATCTCTGCGACCTTAAATGTATGATCTATAAGTTTTGAACTACAAAAAGCAGAAATTCTAGATAATATTGGAATCTTATTTTGTTCTGATTCTTTAAAATCATAATTAAATGACGGCCTTATTATTAGAGAGTTTTCAAATTTGCCGCTTATAGCTTGTCCAAACTTAGACAAAAAGAAAATTTTATCAAAAATTGATGGGTCAAAACCAATTTTTTGGTTGCAAAGAACAGTTATAAATTTTTTTGATTTTGCAGGAAGATTGTAAAAGTATGTTGGATTTTGTGAACCAGGTATAAAAATATGGATTATATCAGGACTAAAGTGGCTTATACTTTCTAGAATTTCATTTTTATAATCAAAGTTTTTAGATTCGAGCAAAAAAGTCTTACCTATTTCTTGAAACTTTTCTCTGTATATACCGTCCCAAAAACCATAAAATTGCATTTCATTGTCTTTTGAAAATTTTTGAGCCAAAGCAAAAGCCGTTTTTGTAGATCCACCTGGATTATAAAAGTTGTTAATAAATGCTATTTTCATATGTGTATATAAATTTATAGGTAATTATAATGAGATTTAAGGCATTACTAAATAAAATAGCGAAAGCAGCTTATCAGCCGTATCCATGTACTCCTGGAAAAGATTGTCCTCAAGATGTAATGCAATCCGAAAATCCTGGCGCTATCCAAAATCCTTCTAGTTACATACCAGACATAGTGAATAACGCACTTCGGGAAGACTGCGAATTATGCAAAAAAGGATGCTGCGGGTTTGAATATTTGGTGCTTAAAGAAATCAATATTAACAATCTGTCTACTATAGCTTCAGAAGAAGGTATTGAGACTCCATTTTTTAAGCAAATAGACGGTACACTTCATATTCATAACGGAGTTAAAAACTATAGAATAGACCCCGTTATAACTTTAGCCTACAAAAGAAAGGCTTGTGTAAGTGCCACTAGAAGTCATTGCGATTTATTACAAGCCAAACTAAAATCAACTCCTGCCCTTAGTGGCAATGTTAGCAATAAACCTTGCAGAGAACGAATTGATTTTAGTAAAAACAGTTTCACGTTTCAGGAAAGTCCTTGCGAAAGTGAACAAGGTTGTGGCGCAGGATATGTACCACAAATTGCCCCTAGTGGAGAAGGCCATATATTCCGTATTAAGGTTAAAGGCTTACGTACCGATGGTGGGTATAATATAATAGCCCCTTTTGAGATGCCTGGGGCTAACCAACAATTTAAAAATCAGTTAATTGCTCTTATGTTAGGATCCTGTAGATCAGTTTCTACAGAGCAGCTGACAAACATAACTGAAGCCACGGAGCTAGAAGACAGACTTGAATTCGCATCTAACGTTACACTATTTGCTGCTTCGTGGGTATTACCTGGATTGGCAGGTAGGGCAGCTGCTGCAGCGCTGTTAAAAGGCGTGCCAAGAGCTAGTCGGTTGCGACCTATCGTAGAAGGTACAACGTGTGCAATAGCTAAAGCGCCATGGTATTTGAAGGAGGCAGCCACATTTGGAGCCTTGTATGCAGCTGGACCTGTAATTCCTGATGCGGTTGATCTTGTGCGTTGGATGCAATTAGAAGATTCAGGGTATGCACTATTCAGAAACAAACGTAAATATGTAATACAAGACAGTCAAGGTCAGGATTATAATCTTGAGAGTAATGGAAATGCTTGTGTTATACAGCTAAATGAAGCTCAGGAGATGGAGGATACTCTTGACATTTTAGATACACCACGACAGATTTTAGAAAATTTAGAACAGGGTTATTGAAATAAAATGAACAATTTAAAAAACATCCTATATCGTTTGAAATTCGCTTACAGAACTTTAGGAAGCGCTGATGAAATGGGAGTCCGTCCAGGTCAGATTCAGGGAATTGGAGGATGGCAAAATGATCCGATGTTTAAAGATTTAGGACTTTGGGTTGCTGATAAGTTTTTACAACACCATGGGTCAGGATCTAATACTCCGATAAGACTAGACCGACTCATGAATGATGCGACTATAATTTTCCCAGATTTAGATAATCCAGATGATATTGAAGAGTATGTGGATTGGGTTAAAAATATTAGCACTTGCTATAAAAATCCTGGTGAAGGAAATGCCACAGAAGTTATATTTGGTTATGAGGGCACTAAGTTTTGGATGTGTCTGAATGGTTTGATGATTGACGCATCGTGCGCCGCATTAGAGAGAAATGAAGTACCTATACCATTACCACAAGGTAGAGATGCAGCTTCAGCAGAATTATTAAGATCATCTTCTGGAATCCAAGCAAGCAGTCCTTATACAACAGACGATTTTCTTGGAAAGAGTATCGCACAAATAAGAGCAATGATTTGTCAAATGCATTTTAATCTTTCTGACGGTAAACCTTGGAGTCAAGCTTCCGAAGAAGAAAAGCAGGACGCAAGATATAGCTTTGTTCAATATTGGCTAAATGCCATTGTCAATCATATTGAGAGTCATTTTACAGGATTAAAACTCAAGGAGATGGGTTATTACAATGGACCAGGTGTTACGTCACAAAATATAGTTTTACAAGTCTTGGAAAGAGGCGGAATAGCTTGTGTAGCAGTGGCGCAAGGTATTATCGCAAGCTGGGTCAATTTGCCACCTACAATCATTAATAGCCTTGAAGCGTTTCAATATAGAAGAGTCAGGCAGCTTTTAAGAATGCAGGCTCTTATGTATTTTACGCTTTTATTGAATTCTAATGTTTGCAATGAACTTTCAGGAGAAGAAAGAGTTAAATGCAGATGTGGAATAAAAAAGAAACCAGCTCCTCCGCCGCAGCCGCGGCCAGAAGTTGACACGGGAATTGGGTTTAGTCCATTTGGTATAGCTTATAATGAGACTGACGAAGTATTAAACAAGCCTGTTTGAAGAAAAGAATAAATTATAAATTACTTATCTCAAAACTCTAGAATAGTTCTGCAAATGATAAACAAAAGATTTTACTTTTAAAAATTTAAAACCCATCATTGGTAGGATTTCATCAAGCAGAGTTATATCATTTGGGTGTGGAAACTTTACTGTATTGGGGTAAGGTATAAAGGTGTCTTTATTAAATGATATCGGCATATACCACCCTTTGCAGTTTTCTTTGAATTCTGGAATAACAGAACTAGTAGCGTCACACCACTGTTGGAATTCATTTTTCCTGAAAGTTTCAGGACTAATACCAAAGTCTAGCATTATATTTTTATTTGAAACAGGAATTACTCCAGGCTCTACTAAATAGCCTGTGCATATTGTTTTATCCTTTGTATACTTAATATAATACTCGTCCCAATTTTTACTTACAAACATGTCGTCATTCATTAGAACAACAGTATTTGTTGAAGCTTTGGCGACTCCAGTATTATAAGCATCATAAACATCATTAGAATCAATTATTTCTATCAACTCATAGCTATGCTTAGTGTTTTCTTTCAAAATATCTTTGCATAAATTTATGCAAGAACTTTTACTCAAATACGGTATTACAATTGAGAAATCCATTTATCTTTTTACTCCTATAAATCTGATATCGTTTATTGGAGTTAAATAATCTATAACAACTCTTTTAAAGGTTTTTTCTAAGTCAAAAATATCTGTCAATTGTTTTATATGTATATTGCCGTAATAGTCTAAGGTATGTGGAGAAGCGAATCCTGAAGAGCGACTAGTTCCATGCTCTGCTCGCTCATATCCTCCAGCAGTGAATACTAAAAGACCATTAGGTTTTAAAAGATCGACTATTTTGAGTAAAGACTCTTTATAGAACTTGTCGTGTTCTAACATTTCTGTACTTATAATTGTATCAAAAATAAAGCCTGGATTGTATTCGTGAACAGGACATACAATATCTACATTCTTACCAGGACCTATATCTAAACCGATATAATTGCAATTCTCAAACAATACTTTATTTGAGCCATTTATATCTTGACTACCTACGTCAAGAACTGTTTTATTTACAAAATAATCTGGATAAAGTTGCTTTGCGTATAAACAAAATTCTACTTGTTCTCTGTGAGACATATTTTATTCCTTTATGAAAGAACCCCAAAACACACTTAAAAAGTCATCATACATGAATTTTTTTAATTTATTTTCAGATAGTAAATTTTCAACTTGAGAATAAGAAGCTTCTGGCAATTTAAAACCATCTAAAATATTATATTTTGATTTAATATCATTCCACTTATCTAATTCATTTGGAGAATCTACATAGTCATGCATCATTATAACATCGTTCTTTTTAAGAAGTTTTGAATATATTTTAAATTCATCGATTTTATTTCCTCCGTCACATAAAAATAATACTCTTCCTTTTTGTGAAATCATTTCAGATAATTCAGAAATAGATTCATTAGAAAAGCAATCTGAAATTCTAATGCATTTATATGCAGGATTTTCTAAAGGTATCTTAATAATAGAATCATTTATTTCATATGTAATGAACTTACAATCTTCCTTTTTATTATTATTTAGCCATATAGCAAAACCTCCCGTATAAGTCCCTATTTCTATGATTAAATCAAAATCTTTAATTATCTTATTAAAAATTTCTACTGTTCTTGGTACTTGTGCAGCTAGGATGTTTTCGACCCAAATAAAAGATTGAGAAATCATGGAATATATGGCTCCACATGTACATAATCATAGTTATGGACTATGTCAGTTCTCCATCCTAATTCTTTTCTAGGTTTTCCAGTGAATTCGCTAGAGAAACACAAATTAACAAGACCGTTCCAGTCTCTGTCAGACTGATGGCCCCATCCATTTACTTTTTTAATCATTTCATCCTTTGTTCTAACCCAACTATAATGATGCGCTATAGGTGAACCATTTAAAAGGCAGCATCCTATTTTAGTGTTTGGCTTTGCGTACCAAAACCATCTTTCTGCAGCAGAATTAAGATCCTCAACCATAAGGCTTTTTGAATTATGTAATGAAATACAATTTTCTGTCTGAAGCGCTCTCCAGCAAGTATCTCTATAATACCAAAAGCATTTAAAATTCATATGATCTAAAATATCAATGTCGTTTGACTGGTTAGCCCATATCTTAAAAGACTCAGCGTCAAGTATCTCATCGGTATCAACAAACATAATTTTATTTGTTATACCTCTTAAAATTTCATAACCGACTATTCTAGCGAAGTTATGTCCAGATCTTGGGTCTGCCGAGAAAGCATTTTCATGAGGAAATGAGGCAGCTATTACTTCTGGATTATCTTTTAAGAATTGGTTTAGTCTATCTAAATTTTGCTCTGAACCATCTAGATACCTTTCACAATATGAAATTACTATATTGCTGCAGACTTTTTTTAATGACTTAACACATGGCTCTAAAAACTTGTGATCGTTTTCACAATAAGATACTACAGCGCCTATTTTCATATAAATTTTTCCCATTCAATATATGGAGAGATGCAACAAGATTCTCCATGAGTACATCTACTAGGCATAGGAGAAACTAAAACTCTATTGTTTTTTCCTAAGCCAAGAAACATTTGGTGATCAGCAGGAGGCCCTGATGTATCGCAAAAGAATTTAATTAAGTTGAAGTCTTGCTTTAGAGTCTTGACCTTTGCCGCAAAGGTCATGCATGTTGAAGGCGTAGTTCGCCAATAACATTTTTTACCAGCAAAAATTTCAGAACGTAGTCCATTATACAAGTCTGTATATTTATCAAGATGGTCATAAAGTGTAACGTAATTAGCGCCCGTACTAAATCCGTCAATAAGGTATTCGTCTACATTAGGTAGATGGATATAGTCGTTTTCCACGAAATAAATTATATCTTGGTCAGATCTTTCTTGTATGGCTTTAGAGACAAACCAAAGAAAACTTCTGCCGTTACCAAGAGATGTTTCTGTTATATTTTTATGAATATCATGTATCTGACTGTAAAACTCTGGACCTGAATTATCTATGTTTATAGTTAAATTATTTGTATCAGATATACATTTGATAAAATTTTTAAGACATTTTTCATTGGAAATGTAGTCTATAGAATTAGAAGATCCACATTTACTGTGCATTCTGTAGTAATAGAATATGTTAGACATGCTTTTTTATCTCATCAAAAAATTTAAATAAGCCGCCGTTTAAAAATAATCCGCCGTGAAAAAAACCAGAAAACAGAAGCTTTTTAATTTCTTCTGGATCGTTTTCGTGTTCGATTAGTTCAGGAAACTTTTCTTTAAGCTTCCATTTCTTAAAGAAATGTTGACCACTTTTTGTCCACAGATCTTCTCTTCTATTACCTGACGCCCTTAAATGCTCAATTATACTAGGCTCAAATAGATATGACCTAACGCCATTTTGAGCTGCACGTATAGTGTAATCAAAGTCTTCCCAACTCCACAAATATTGTTCATCAAACTCACCTATAAGTTTATAGGATTCTTTTAAAATTGAAAAACCGCTGTAGTTTTCAGCAGCCTTTACAATACCATAGCCTTCGTTGTGTTTAATTAAAATTTTTTCTATTGCTTGTTTATCATTAAACAAAACGTCATCATTGCATATTAAAACACTTTCAGTATTAGATAACTTTACAGCTAAATTCCATAAAAAGCTTAAAGGTCTATGATCATTTATAACTGTAAATGAAATTTTCGATGACGATAAAAAGTCTATAAATTTATTAGAATTGCATTCTTGAAAGTTATTAAAAATAACGAATATATCTAAAGGCTCATGACTTAAAGTCATCGCAGAAAGAACCGCATTATATGCGTAGTTTTCTCTTCCTGGAAAAACCGTAATGGCAACTGTAGAATTTTTTGTCACTAGTTTATTATAGAAAAACGGACCCTTTCGGGTCCGAGTTTCTTAAGATTTTTATAAATTACTCTAAGAATGCTCCAGAATTTCTTGTTGCAGGAATCATTCTTCGCAGCGATATGGTTACAGATAAACCAACTAACCCAGTAGGATCACCAGAAAAATTAAGAGCTATAGCTTGATTTTTAGCTATCTTTCTTACTGTATCACTACCTACGGTTAACGATAGATTAGTGTTATTATTGGCAGCAACGGAAAGATCTACTGCAGCAGATATTAATGAAGTTCCTGAAGCGATAGCTGTTCCGCTAGAAGCCTTAACAATATCTAATGAAGATGCGTCAGTAGAATTAGTTTTAAATCTAACCGATATGCTATCTAAAATATATTCGTATTGGCAAACCATTAAATATTGATCTATAGCAAGAGTATCTATAGGAAGACTAAAGGTATAAACCTCATTATCATCTTCTATCATCGTAGCTCTTGCGTCGAAAGTCTCTTCAGTTCCAACTACAGGTCTAGAGAGTTTTGGATTTCTATACTTTGCAAAACTTGGCTGCTGTGGAGAGGCCGTATCTTGCTTTATATCGTTGCCTAATTTGATGTGACTACCAGTACCACGTATGGTAGAAGCGTTATTATTTGATGATCCTGATGTTGACATGATTTATTCCTTTAGCCGCTTACGATTTGATCGGCTTCGTCAGCAAATACTTCAAGAGTTTTTGGTTTTGCGCTAGTAGTCATTTTTGTATAGTACTTAAGACCCAAGTTAGCGCTATAACTTCTATTACCAGGAGAAACGTCTGCCGTTAAAGTTACAGAAGTTGTATCGAATGCATATCCGCCCTTAGAACCAGTCTGAGGAACAAGATTGCCTCCAGACACTTTTACGACTCTTCCATATATATCCAATATACCTGTAGCTCCTGCAACCGCAGTTGCAGTAGTATTGTAATCTGGAACAACCTTAATTGTGTTGTATCCTCTCTTACCACCTTCTGGAACTCTAGTTCTAATTCCGCCTAATCTAACATCTATCTTAGTTTGCTTTTCATCATTAAAATTGTTGTTAGAATAAACAGAACTACCTGAAAGCATAAACTCTGAATAAAGTTTATTTGATTCAGGATTCTCACCCTGATCAACTTTAACAAAGTTTATGTTTTGAGTACTACTTGAGGAGTTTACTCTTCTTAATACAGCTTTTGTGTTATTATTTGTGCCTGTTGTAGCCATTATTTGACCCTGCAAATAATACACAATTTCATATTATAGATGATAACATGTGCTTAGGAACGCCAACATTAGAAAAACCAGAACTTAAAATTTCAAAAATACCTTCCTTTTTTGGAGGTATTGCGCCAAAGTAATCATAAGAACAAGCGCTATTCAGTGAAAGTCTTTTACCTATACTTAAAACGTCAGAAATTTTATTGGGTTTTTTGCTAAAGCTGCTTACTGCTATCTTAGCATTTTCATAAGGTTCTGCTATAGAGCATATTTTATCGTAAGTCTGTTCGTCATTTACCCAGCCTATCTCTAAACAGAAAACTAAATTACCCTTAATTATGCTCTTTGAGTTCTTTACAAAAGACCTTACTTCATTTATATTGAAATTAGATATTGAAAATTTATCGAAAGATATAACTGGGATTATATTTTTTCCGTACTTAGATTGTAAAGACTCTAAAATACTTAGAGTATAACTATCTCCTAATCCATAGTAAGGAAAATTTAGCGAGACATAGACCTTATTAGGTTTTTCTTCTACGTCCTCTAGAATAGAAAGTGAAGAAAGATCTATAAGACAACCGTTTAAATCATGCTCTAAGGTAAGAGCTAAACAGGAAGATATTTCTTTCTTTGAATAAAGAGAAGAAAAAGATACGCATATTATTCTATCTCTGATATCGATTGACAATTTAAAGCTCCCCAAGATACTGGAAATAACTCTGAAATAATTTTACCTATAGCGTTAGCGTATTCTCTTATTTCCTGCTGAGCGTGTTCGCTAGATCTTTGCTTAAAAAATCTAGCGTAAGAAGCTAAACTGCCAGTCCAGTACCATTCAGTATATGTACCTAAAGGTAATATCATTCTGCATTGCTCTGGAGCTACTCCAATATTCAACAATGTTTTATATGCATAATCACAAGCATCTATAGCTTGTGAGTATATTAAATAAGACTTGTTGCTAATATCTACCTCGACAGGATCACCTGCACCCTGCTTCATTTTTTCTGGTCTAGCGCACCATTCAGGATAGAAGTATTCTGGACCAGAATCAACGTATCTTCTACTAATCTCATTTTCAACAAAACCCACTTTATGTTTAAAAAACTGAGTCCTTATTGGAAATGGCGCTTTTATATGGAGCGTAACTTGTGGATGAGCAAATGGAGTCCAATGACCATGTCTAGCAAGATAAGAAACAAGCTTTTTATCTTTATCAGATAAACAAGGAATATCTTCTTGAGATTCGTATTCCCAAGAGCTCTCTTTATTAAATGAGACTCTCGCTGAATTTACAACAGTCAAATCAGATCCCATATGATCTATGTATCTGACGAAACCATTATCAAGAACTTTTTGTTTTTCTATGATCATTTATAAAGCTTCTGTAATTTTTATTGAATATATTTTTTACGTGAGAATTATCAAACTGCTCAGCAATAGTGACATCCATTCTATAAGGAGTTCTTATTACTATAGCATCAATACCATCAACAGCAGCTAACTGGTTAGCCATGCCGTTAGATATTGGGTAATTAGTAAAAACTAAAAAGTCATTTCTTTTTCTATAAAAGCACTGTTTATTAAATATTGGAAAAAGCTCACCATTTACTTCTATAGTCTTAGTGTCTATAAGATCATCAATAGAACCTGAAGAATCAGAGCCTGGATCTTTAAGATGACAATTGCTTTCGTCTCCAGTCGGTCCGTGGCATATTGGACAAACCTTTCTCTCCCATCTTATTTCAGGCTCTTTATTCCAGTCAACATTCTTCATTTTAATCCTTTGTTAGCTATTAATATCGTTGGAACCGCTGGCATTTCAGGGCTTGAAGATATAGAAGCTATTAAGAGTTCTTTTATTGAATTAACCATTTCCGAAGAAACAGATTCAACATTATAGTAATACTCTTCTCCATAAAGAAGTTTTATCTTTTCGATCATAACGCTTTGCGCATTCTGATCAAACTGGATGCAAGCTAAAGCCCGCACACAATCTTTTACATCTGGAGGATCTTCTGGAAGGTCAGCAAAAACAAGTATTTTACCTAGATCAATTTCTATTGAGATTTTAATCAAAAGGTTTTCTCCATTGGAGTTTGATTGCCTTCGATAATATAATGAGCTAAAATAGACCCTTCAATATCATCGTCTATCCAATGAACTTTTGGCATACCTCTATAGGTATAACCTTCAGTTAAACGATGCGTAGAACTGACAGCAATTACCCTCTCGTTTGGATCTGATGCCAAACAAGCGTAGTAATTAAAACCATTTCTATTTGCTTTGGATAATATTTTTATGAACATTCAAAAACCTTCATCATGCTTTCTATACCGTACTTATACGGCTTACTTAGCTTATCAGACCAAAAAGACGGTAGATTAATATCGATCTTCATTGGTCTATCAATCTGACTTGGACAATACAATATAGCTTCATTCACAGACAATCTAAAATTATTCGGCATAATATTATGATATTTTTGCTTTATAATTTTTTGAGTGATACTGCCCTGCTTCACAAGATTGAAGTCTAGATTCTTAATCAGCCAAGTATCAATATATGACTCAAGACCTCTATTGATCCATCGGGTATCACTAGTTGAAACCATTAGTGTGACGTCACGCTGTCTCGCCAAAGAACACATTTGCATTAAAGCGTCATTGTTCTTTTTTTCACCCTTAGGAAAAACGAGCTGAGGCTCATCGATCCAAATAACACTGTCGGTAACTTCCTCGAAATTGATATTAGGAAGATTTAAAACACCCGTACCCTCAAGAGCCTGGGGAAACGGGTGGTCAACAATATACTTCTGTTTATCTTTAATAGAGTTAAGTATGTTATAGCAGGACGCGGTCTTGCCGCTTCCTGTATTACCTACAACAGAAATGACTTTGCATTTAGACCAGTTAAACATATTAAGCCCTCGTTGCCCAATAGATTCCACCATTGCGGCCCTTTTTAAATACGATATGATTTTCGTATTTCTTTATTAGAAGCTCCTTCATATCGACTGGATATATATTGTATTGACTTGCAAGATCACAAAGTTTAGCATTCCCAGAAGCCATTGAGTTTTCAAAATCAGTCCAGTTAATTGTTACAGAATTTGGGTCTTGTTTCTTTACTCTTTGATTCATTTTTTGCTCCTTTTTATTTTGGTCTTCAATATGATAAACGTCAAATAAGCAATATCTACACAGTGGATATACGTACTTTGTATTGTAATACGGTGAACGTAATACTTTTGTAAAACATTTAACGCAAAGGCACTCTTTAATGTCACCAAGTTCGTCGTAAATAACGAGACATTTGTTTTTTCCGTTTATAGAAAGCTCGCTGTATTTATATATTTCGACGTCGCCTGCTAGGTTTTTATTTTTTCTCTGCTCTAAATCAAACATTGCTTGTTCATAACTTCTGCCGTAATAACTGTATGCCATGTTCACCTTCAATGTCAGATTTTAAAATTGATACTTGAGATCTGTTTTTAACATCTTCCCATTTTAAAATTACCCATCCTAAAGCATCAAAACTTATAGCTAAATAATCAAAGTCTCCATCAGAGTATTTTTGTTTTATTTGACTATTAGTTTTGCTTTTTCTTATGTCGCATCTATATCTTTTTGATTTTTGGTCAAAGAAAACTGATTTAACCTGAACCTTCTTAAAATTAGAGTCTATACCAAGAACAACATAATCATAAGGTAGATTATCTAGTATCGGCTTACTACATTCCCATCCGTTATCTAAACAAAAAATTTCGAACAAAAGCTCAGCTCTTGTCCCTTTCGTTTTGCCCTTGTTTTTAATTTTACTCAAAGTTTCTCACATCAGATTTTAATTTGATGGACTCTTGAATTCCTTTTTCTGTCAAATTAATTTCTAATTGATTATTGTTGTTCATATTTACTGTAGCAAGATTTTTTATGACAAGCTTATTTATTTTCTGTTCTGTTAGAATAAAAGAAGCAAGTTCGTATATATGGGCATGTATTTTTTCTTCTGGATTATCACTCCAGCTTTTGCCATAGTATACAGAATACGCCGCGAGCATGGAAGCAACATTTTTATCTTTTATTAACTTACAAAGATCGTAAAATACGCTCATATAAGCGTCATAGTTTTTTTTGAACTCTTCTCTTATTTCAAACTTCATCGCTTTTAATACACTTCATTTTAGATTCTCTTATGGTAGAATATATTTTTTGTTCTGTCATTCCAAATATTTTTGCTATATCTGTAACAGAATGTCCATCTATAAACTTAAGCTTTAAAATCTTTAGTTCATCTTGGTTTAGTAGAGTGCTTATATTCTCTAATAACTCTATCTTTTCGTAAGAATTACTAGATAAATAAAAGTCCTCTCTGTTTTCTTTAGATATTCTATTTCTTATTTTGTTTATTTTACTAAATGATTGCAATAAAGACTTTACTACGCCACGACCTCTATTAAAAGCGTAGGTAGTAAAGTCTGATCTGGATGGGTCGTAATTAAATCTATTATTCCACAGATCTATATATATTTCATTTATAGCGTCGTCCCGCTCCTCGCGAGGAAGCTTTCCAAGCATTGGACCATTTTTTGTAAATTTTTTGTTTACATGATCATTGATGAAGTTTTTAGCTTCATCTTCTGTCATGATTTTAAAATTAGGCTTAGCCATAACGCTCCCGAGAGGACTCGAACCTCTGACCAATAGCTTAGAAGGCTATTGCTCTATCCAACTGAGCTACGGGAGCAAGATATTAAAATGCAGTGATTATACAATCTCTAACGTATGACTTCCAATGACTTTTTAATAAAGTCGCTTCTTTCTTTCCGCATTGATAGTTTATTGTAATATTGTTGTATCCACAACTAACATTTTCGGCTTCAAAAGGCTGAGCTCTAACAGCATCACCAATCAAAAGAAAAGTTTCTAAACCATTCAATCTAATATCTACGTTAAGTTGCATTGTATTTATTCCTATATTTAATAAGCGCTTTGTCTTTTTGCTTGGCTTCAATCATCACGTCATAGTATACGCTAGAACTCAACTCAGGGATTCGATTTTCTATAAAATCTGAGTGAGCTTGTGGAATTTTTCCTTCTGCAGACTCTGAGTAATGAACTTTTGGAATTTCTTCTCGCCATGTCTTAAACGACAAAGACGCCGCATCGTATAAGCTTTCGTCACTTCTGAATTTGTGATGATGCACATCTAGAACTATCTTTGCTCCACACTCAGAATATATCATATTATAGAGGTCTGTAACAGACCACATAGAAGATTTGTCGTCATTTTCTATAGTAATTTTACTCTGAATTTTTGCGTCTAGATTTTTAAAATTTTGACAGAATCTTTTTGCTGTCTCTTTTTTATCATCGTAAGCACCACCAACATGAAAGTTTATGCAGAAATTTTCAGAATCAAGCATTCTTCCGATTTCGTAGTGCATCTCAATAGATCTTGAGCTTTTGTTGCAGATCTCAGGATCTTTTGATGCCAAACATGTGTAGGGTCCAGGATGACAAGAAAGTCTAATACTAGAAGCCTTTGCTAAAGCTCCTGCTATTTTCATGTTTTCAGTAATCTCAAAATTATCTTTGAGCTGCGATATATTATATCCAACTCCTGGATGATCATAGAAAGGAAAAATATTACTACTTACTCTGAAGAATTTTACAGAGTTTTCAGCGTTCCATTTGATAATTGAAATTAAGTCTTTAGTATTTTTCTTAATCAGCTCGCTAGCGACATCAAGACTAAAGTTAGCAAGACGACAAGTCCTGTCAGTAAGTACCTTTTCATTTTTAGTTTTGTTATCATTGATAGTTAGATTTTGACAGGCGTATCCAAGATTTCTAACGGGCATTGTATTACCTAATTTAAATGTTGTCTTTAGAATATCCTAAATCTTTTGCATTTTTATAATTAACCAAGTATCTCATCTCGTCTTTGTTGTGTTAACAGCCCAACAGTGACTAGATAATCCATTCCCTGTATAGTAATAGGATCGTCTGAAATTATTTCCTGCGCTGCTTGCGCTAGTGACATAAAATCTGCAACCAAATCATCTGTTTGCGCCGCCTGTCTGTAAGCTGATCTCTCTTGGGATGTAAACCTAAGAAGAAACTCGTAAGCAGTCCAAGTTTTTCTTAGTTCGTCGGAAGTCTTATTTCTTATAGTCCATATCTGCTGAACAGAGTTTGTATTAATCGTATAAGATTCATCAACTGTTTCTGTTGAAGAAACGGAAGGTTGATTTGCGTATATAACAATTCTATATGAATCTTTTTTTGGATTATCAGAAGTAACCCAAGACTGATACAAAGAATTGTCTATTTCTTTAAATTCAATTATTTCATTATTGTAGACATGTGCATAGATACTCATCCATATCTCCTTATGTGTGACTCTATAGTTGTGTCTGAAATAGTGCTAGAAATAGCAGTTGTCGCCTCACGCTCGTCCTTAATGTCTCGTATCAGAGGAACATAAACTTTTAGATTTTGTGGTTTTATAAGTGATGCTTTTTGATCTCTATAAAGAGATGCAATATCTGCTGCACTAAGTACCGCATTCCATATTCCAATTTCACATATCCTACCTTCATATGAGGGAGAAATACTACCACCATAATTTGCTCCCGCTAACCATCTAGTAGGAGTAGTTATTGCTCTAGAAGTTGTATTGGTAGCACTACTACCTCCATTTAAATATATTGTTCTACTAGTTGCTGATGTACCTACGGCAGTTGCCATATTCCATGCGTTATTTGTATAATTAGTTGTTGCTATCGCATTAGCATTTGCTGTTGTAAATGCGTTATATATAAGTCTAGTAGTACTTGTATTTACTTGTATAGCATGTCTTTGAACATCACTAGTATTGTGAAGCACAAACATCTGTAAGGTTCCAAGAGCAGCAACTGTTGGATAGAACCAGAAATTTATTGTAAATGGATATGTAAATAAAGACGCTGTTCCTTGAATATAGTCTGTGCCATTTCCATTCAAGTTTATAAAGTTATATGCCATTATGAAGCACTCCTTACCTCAACGGCAACGAGTTGGGCATCTCCCGTCATATCGTCGGTTCCAGAAGTTCCGTCAGCATCTCTGAAAACTTTCAGTCTGAATGGTCCACCAGCAGCAACAGAGTCTATTGTAGTAATTGTAATTTCTGTTGTTGTTATAATACCAGAAGTACCATTGGTTGTAGATCCAGCAGTAGCGGCAGTATCAAATGAATCTGAATCTTCATCAGTATTCATTCTTTCAATTTGAACGCCCCATCTACAAGTTCCTGATGTAGCGGTGTCTGCCATCCAATGTATTCTTATTTTTAGTCCACTTCCAAGTGATGCTGCTTCTGGAATAACACCAACGAATACAGCAGACTCATCTGTGGCAGCATCAAATTCAAGAACCATTATTGAATTACGAGTATCAATAGTAGCATAATTAGATGCTGGTGGTTGATTATGTAATGGTGTAAATACTTCATATGTTTTTGTTCCAGCACTTGGAGCTGTCCAAGAAAGACTTCCAGCGCCGTCTGTTGTCAGCACCTGACCATTACTACCAGTAGCGCTTGGGAATGTATAAGCTCCTCCAGGATAATTAAACTGAATTGCATCGTTGTCAGGACTAACTACTATTCTAGTGCCAGTATTAGTCCCTTCTGGATCTCCAATTGATATGCCTCCACCAACACCGTTATATTGTATATACATTCCGTCAGCAGAGCCGTCAGTAATAGTTGAAAGCGTCGGCCCTCCAGATGAAAATTTATAGAAGTTAAGATTTCCACCAAAAAGACTTACCGTTGAACCATGTTCATTTTTACCTATATTTGTAGTAGTTGCTGTCTGAGTACCAATATTTATTATTGTTGCTGTATTATTATATAGAGATCCTGTTGCGCTAGTTGTCGTTATATCTCCACCGTTTACCGCAACATCTCCAGTAATTGTAAGAGTGTCGGTTGTTTTATTGTAGGTTAATCCTGCGTCGCCACCAAAACTACCACCGTCGTTAAATTGAACATAAGTATCAAAACCACTTGGGGTTCCTTGTGGGCCTGTAGCGCCAGTTAATCCTGTCGCTCCTTGTGTACCTGTTGCGCCAGTTAAACCTGTTGGTCCTTGCGGACCTGTTGCGCCAGTTAAACCTGTTGGTCCTTGTGGACCTGTTGCGCCTGTATTGCCCTGAAGTCCTTCATCTCCAGGAGCGCCTTGAAGTCCAGTAGCGCCTTGTGGACCTGTTGCGCCAGTTAAACCTGTTGGTCCTTGCGGACCTGTTGCGCCAGTTAAACCTGTTGGTCCTTGCGGACCTGTTGCGCCAGTTAAACCTGTTGGTCCTTGCGGACCTGTTGCGCCTGTATTGCCCTGAAGTCCTTGATCTCCAGGAGCGCCTTGAAGTCCAGTAGCGCCTTGTGGACCTGTTGCGCCAGTTAAACCTGTTGGTCCTTGCGGACCTGTTGCGCCAGTTAAACCTGTTTCGCCAGTTAAACCTGTTGCGCCAGTTAAACCTGTTGGTCCTTGCGGACCTGTTGCGCCGGTTAAACCTGTTGGTCCTTGCGGACCTGTTGCGCCAGTTAAACCTGTTGCGCCAGTTAAACCTGTTGGTCCTTGCGGACCTGTTGCGCCAGTTAAACCTGTTGCACCAGTTAAACCTGTTGCGCCAGTTAAACCTGTTGGTCCTTGCGGACCTGTTGCGCCAGTTAAACCTGTTGCGCCAGTTAAACCTGTTTCGCCAGTTAAACCTGTTGCGCCAGTTAAACCTGTTGGTCCTTGCGGACCTGTTGCGCCAGTTAAACCTGTTGCGCCAGTTAAACCTGTTTCGCCAGTTAAACCTGTTGCGCCAGTTAAACCTGTTGCGCCAGTTAAACCTGTTGGTCCTTGTGGACCTGTTGCGCCAGTTAAACCTGTTGCGCCAGTTAAACCTGTTGGTCCTTGCGGACCTGTTGCGCCAGTTAAACCTGTTGCGCCAGTTAAACCTGTTGGTCCTTGCGGACCTGTTGCGCCAGTTAAACCTGTTGCGCCAGTTAAACCTGTTGCGCCAGTTAAACCTGTTGGTCCTTGCGGACCTGTTGCGCCAGTTAAACCTGTCGCTCCTTGTGGACCTGTTGCTCCAGTTAAACTAGTTAGTGTAGAGTTTAGCCAAGTAGAACCGTCATAAGATAAAACGTTTCCGCTTGATGGCGCAATTATATCTACATCGAATAATGAATTAAGCCCAAGGCTATTCGGTATGTCGTTAG